TTAAGATTAAGATAGATACCACAGGTGGGGCTATTGGGACTGCCACATACTCTGTTTGGACAAAGGATGGTGATAAACTTGGTATGAACGAAGGTAACAAGGTTGTTACTACTGAAATTATAAATGGTGATTATCAGGCATTAGCAGGAGGCTTGCAAGTAAGATTCTCAGGCACAGATTTTGATTCTACTGCTGCCCTTAACGACATTTGGGAAGTAGAAGTTCAAGGCTATACAGAAGAGGTTGATACTAATTCGCTGAAGCCTATTAGAATGACACGCAGGGCTTAATAGATGCCTACTTTAACATCAGGTGGCACATTTGAAAATAATTGGAAGAATATCCTTGATAAACTAAGGTCTGTTCTTCGTGCTGAATATGGCAATACTTTACCTGTATTTGTAGGTGATGAGGATTCAGCGTCAAGCAGTCAGTATATACGTCTTGACCCACAGGGTAGTGAGTTACTTGATTATATGGTTACTTCTGAAACAAGAGAATTTACTGTAAATGTTTTTTATGTTTTCTCAGGGGTCAATGTCAAGAAGACTGCCCTTGACCATATTTTAAGATTTGTATCAAGAACAGAGGCATTGATTCACGATAATATATCAATGACATTGGCAGATAGTAGTAGTGCATTTAATTGCAGATTTGAATCTACAGAGCTTGGTACAGATGAAGTAGAAAATGTTTATATAGTTAATTGGGTGTGGAAATGTCAGCACCTTCACATATAAGAGGTAATTATGAAAGTAAAATTAAAAGATAAGGATAAGCCTATAGTAAAGAAATGGTGCTTCGGAAATTCTTATCAATCGTCTGTAGTAGATGAGTTAAATTCAGGTAAGCAAGTTAAAGTCGATAAAGTTCCAAAGCCTGCTTGGGAATATGTAGAAGAAATAAAAAAAACAAAGAAAGAAGGTAAATAATGGCTATTAATACAGCAGCCTTTTCACCCAAGCAGTTTCAAATCCTTATAGCAGAGCAAGATGCTTTTGGGACTATCGAAGCATCAGGTGGAAATGCTTATCACGCATTAGATGTAGATTCAATAGGGATGCCATCTTTAAACCCAACACAAGTTCTTGATGTAAGGACAGGTAGCAGGGTTTTGCAAAAAGAAGATTTCTTCCAAGACGTTAAAGGGTCTGTGAAAGAAATATCAGCGTCAGGGACAGCTACAACAGATGCCCTTGATATGTTGTTGGAAAATATTATGGGCGAAGCTGAAGGTTCAGCAAGTGGGGTATACTCCTTTGCGTCAGATGCAGGAGTCCAATCAGTAGGAAAGGACGATTCAAGTCAAGGGGGTACATTGCTTTCTGTTGTTGTGTCCTCCCCTCTAAGTGCTTCTGACTTAGCCTTTAAAGATTGTGTTGTCACATCATTAAGTCTTAGTGGCGATGTAGGGACAGAGGGTGGAAGAGTTAAATTCTCAGTAACATTCCAAACAGGAACATTGGCTGAAGATTTATCAGATGCGTCTTTAAGTGCTGATACAGCGTTCGGTGCAGATGAAAACTATTTTATTAGTGCTTGGAGTGACGTAGCATACAGAAAAATGTATGGTGTTGATGACTTAGTATTAAGCTCATTCTCACTAACCTTAGAGAATCCTGCAATGTTTACAGGATTAGCTTCTACAGGGTATGAGGTTGTATCAAGAGCAGGTGAGTTCTCAGCCACTTTAGACGCAACAGCTAAGTATGATGCTAATACAGAACCCCTTATAGCGTCATTCAATAATCAGACTCAACAAGGAGCAACTGCGGCTCAGGAATCGATTTTAAACAATGATGGGAGCTTGACTGATGGAGCATTTGGAATACTTATAGCTAAATCAGTCTTGACAAATGTTGCCTTTAACGAAGGTGATGTTATGATGTTAGATATTTCTGTTAAAGCAGTTGGAGATGGCTCTAACGCTTTAGTAGAAGTCGCTTGTTAATTAAATAAGAGGTAAAATGAAGTTAAAACTTGACTCAGGCAGAGAAGTTAAACTTAAAGATGTATCCTTAGATGATAGGGATGAAATGTTAGATAAAGTTGAATATCAGTTTGATGCTAAAGGCAATGCCAAAGGCGTAAAGATGATGCACTCAACCATCACATTTTGGTTGCGTAGAGGCTTAGATGGTGATTCTTCTGATGCTTTTATTAGAGGACTAACCTTTGAAGAGAGAACTGAAGTCTTTCTCAAGATGCAGGAAGGATTGCTCTTGGGGGAAGAGAAGCCCTCCAACTCGAAATAAATGTAATTGCTGATGGTTGCGGAGGGTGTCAGTATCATAACTACCCATATGAAGCTCAAGTACCTATTCTCATTGAAGGCAAACGCCCTATGCGTGAATTTACCTGTAATGAGGATGTTTGGGATGTAATTGACCTACTTATAGAGGAAACTAAGCAAATGAATAATAAGGGCAATGAGTTTGATGTAGCAAAATCTATCAATTCTCAGTTGCCCTTTTTTGCTTGTAGAAACAAAGTATTAAAGAATGAACACCAAAAAGACATACAAAGATATATTTACTGCAAGGAATTTGGAGTTCCTGCATATAGTGGAGCATATGGTGAACAACCCTCTAAGTGGGTTGAGAAGTCTTTTGTTATTAAAAATGCACTTGCAAAGAAAGAAAAGGATTTGATAGATGGCAACAAGCAAAAACGTAACGATTAAATTTGTCGCTGATGGCGATGAAAGATTGCTTAAAGCATTTAAGGGGCTTGCTAAAGGGCAGAAGAAATTCAATCAGCAAAACAAAAAGGGTGTAAATGGATTAAAAAGATACAATAGGAATCAAATGAGGGTCACTAAGGGCAATAGCCTCTTGGGGGGTTCTTTTGCTGTCCTTCGTTCAAAAATGCTTTTATTTAGCTTTGCAATGTCGCTTGGAATTAGACAGTTAATAGGTTTTGGGAATCAGGCTGCAAAGGTGCAGTCTATGTCAAGAGCCTTTAAAAGCCTTTCAGGGGCAACAGGGAATAGTCAAGTAGCACTATTAAAGCTAAAGAGTGCCACAAATGGGGCTATGTCTGAATTTGACTTATTTAAACAGGCTAATAATGCTATGATTCTTGGGGTTACTAAAAACTCATCTGAGATGGCTGAAATGTTTGATATAGCCCAAAGGCTTGGGCGTGCATTAGGTAGAGATACAGCTTCTTCGGTTGAATCCCTTGTAACAGGTATTGGTCGGCAATCACGAATGATGCTTGACAATATTGGTATTATTGTTAAATCAGATGAAGCATACAAAGAGTATGCTAAAGAGTTAAGGAAAAGCGTAGATGACTTAACGGATGCTGAAAGGAAGCAAGCCTTTTTAAATGCCACTATGGATGCAGCAAGATTAAAGGTAGCTTTTCTTGGGGCAGAACAATTAACCGCTGTTGATGCGTTTAATAAATTGAAAGCAAGCCTTTCAGATTTAGCTTTAGATATAGGTGAAATGCTAATCCCTGTAATGGTAACTGCTGCTAATGCTATAAGTAATATGAAGTCATTTTTAGACTCATTAGGCGAAACAGGTATAGAAAAGACCATACGACAATTAGTAGAGTTTGGGGGGGCAGCTGAAGATATAAAGAAATTAGAGGAGATTCAGCTTAGTCTTGATATACGAGATTTAAATAGGCAGTTGGATGAAATGGGTACTAAATTTTCGTCTTCAAAAGAAGTCCTTTCTGCAATAAAAGACTTAGAGGCAGAGAACCTAACTCTTTTAAAATCACAAATTTCTCCTATAGATAAAAGTTTTTCAGGACATACAAAGTTATTAGAACTAAAGAAGAAATCTATCGCTGAAGATAAAAAACTCACTAATATGCACACTCAGAGGGATAAATTTAATGAAGAAGACATACAAGCCCAAATAGCTAAAGTCAATGAAGCAGGGAATCTATACTATGCCGAGAAGCGAATTTTTGATGCACAAAAAGAGTCTAATGATGCAGGAATGGGGGCTTCACAGGACAGGGTGGATTTAAATAATGATGAGCTTGATGGGTTAGATTCTATCCTTGCTATCCTACTAAAAATTGAAGCATCAAGGATGAGGATTAAAGGGGGGCAAACAAAACCTGACCCTGTTGAAATAACTGCCTATGAAGAACTATCTACTGCAGCAGACAAGTCTAAAAAATCAATAATAGCTAATGCGATTGAAACAGGGAAAGCGTATAAAAATTCAGGGTTAGCAGCTCAAGATGCAGCAGCTACAGTTATTTTAGCAGAAGCACAGAAAGCGACAGCAATATTAATCTCAAAGATATTATCGCAAGTCCCTTATCCTTTTAATCTTATTCTTGGGGCAGCAGCAGGGGCTACTGTAGGCTCTTTAATGCAAGGTGCTGTGGGGGAGGCAAAGAAGCTTAAATTTGAAGATGGTGGTCTTGTTGGTGGTCGCAGACACTCAGCAGGAGGCACTCTTATTGAAGCAGAGCAAGGTGAATTTGTTATGTCAAGGAATGCTGTAAACGCTGTGGGTATAGAAGCAATGAATCGTATCAATTCGGGTGGAGGTGCAGGCTCAGTAGTGGTAAATGTTTCAGGGAATGTTATGAGCCAAGATTATGTTGAGGGTGAATTAGCCAATCAACTTAAAGAAGCCATCAGACGTGGTGCTGATATAGGAGTTGCTTAATGTCTTTTGAGTCAGATATACAAGGCAAGAATACACAACTCTTTCCTGTAGTAGAGATAGATGGTATTTGGTATTCAACCAACAATGTAACTGTTGATGGTAATTATTGTAAGCCAATCCTTATGAATATCCCCTCTATCAAAGAGTCAGTTGATGTAGAATCAAGGAAGTTTAAGATTTCCAATGTATCCCTTCAGTTTAATAACTTTCCTTTTGATGGAGTTAGATTCTCTGACCAACTCTCTGAGTCGTCTTTAATTAATACAGAGGCTACCATTTACTTTAAAAGCCCCTCAACCAATACTGTTGATACAGGGGCAGATACAGATTTGCACGAGGCATATAAAGGCATCATCAGAAGAATCACCCACGATGATACTAAGGTTAGTGTAGAACTTGAAGATTTAACTGAAAAGAATGCACATAAGGATTTACCCAAGCCTGAAAATTACATACAAACTGAAAGCCTCCCTGACAAATACAGGAATAAGCCAATCCCTATAGCTTATGGGGCTATAGATAGAAGCCCCCTTGCCTTTGATATAAATGATAACGAAGATATGATTCTTATTGCAGATGAAAACGATACAGTCAGTTTCACAGATGATGAGCCTTTATATATCAATGAATCTGATAAGTTTATGAGTGTCCCTATAGAGGCAAAAAGCCCATTGAATAGCAGTATTTTATGGAATGACTCAGAGGGGTATAGTGATTCTACGCAATACTCTGTGGAAAATAATTTTATTGCACTCAATGGCAATATTAATGATGCTGATGATGATGAGGATAACGAATCAGGGAATGCTATTGGAGATAATAAAATTGTAATAATGCAAAAAGAAATACCATCTCAATTTGTAGCGTTAAGGAAGATGGTAGATGACACAAGGAGTTATTATTCTGTAAAGCACGATGACAGTACAATAACCTTCTTCGAGCCATCAGGGGATTATTCGATAGGGGATGAAGCAACACATAGTAATTTGCCTATAACAATCAGGGGTATAATTTTTAATGAATGGATAACAGGGGAAGATAATAATGATGACAATTTATATGACACTTGGCAGGGGATTTCTCCAAGTCCAATGGTAAATGGTGCTATATTCGGGGAGGCATCATTTGATGATTCTATTCAAGAATCAGGGTGGGTTGGGGCTGTAATCAAGATGCCTATTGTCACAGGCATTGGCAGTAAATCGCAAGGATATATATTCGCAGACATTAGTAGTGGTCTTTGGAATCTTACTCCACATAATTCTCCTAATTTCAGGGTTAGGCTTGGGGGCAACAAGAGTGGTGACCATTGGGGACAAAGCGAAGAAGCAGAAGGAGATGCATCAGGGTATATTTTATTTTCAGACCAAACTGCTATAGGACAATTCAATTTAGATGAAAACTATGACCCTGATTCAGGAGGATTTAATGGGCTGCCAAACACAGGGGACACTTATAATTCAATAACAGGGAATCATAGACCTATACCTATAGACAATTCTGCCGAACTTTTATTTTATATGAAAATATCACAAGGAGGAGGTATTTGTGCAGGGCAAACAAGATTTAAGGAACTATATGTAGAGCATTATGAGTTGGTAGATGGGGTTACTAATAAGGAATACTTTGGAGATGTTCGAGGCAGAATAAATGTATATGATGACCATCCTGAACTTTTAAACGATAACCCTACATTTAATGAATTAGTTAATTTTATAGAGGATAATGAAGCAGAAATTGTTGAAAATTCAAGCCAAGAAAATTATGATACTGTCTTAGATGTAATAGCAGGGGCTATAAGTCTTGGGAGTGAAGATGCGTATATAGATACCTTGCTTAGTTTTATATCAAATAATTTAAATGTAGATTCATTCATCCAAAACCCTATTGACATTATTTATGATTTAGTCAGAAGTGAGATTGGACACGATAAAATTGATGAGGTAGAATACACAGAAGCAAAGTTACAACATAAATTAACTGATGGAACTGATTGGAAATTTGGTTTTACTGTAAACAAGAAAATAAACTCCAAGAAGCTTATTCAAGAGATAGCTAAATCTACCAAGTGTTTCCCTAAATTCAAGAATGATGGTACTTTTGGATTTAATACGATTAAAGATAGTTATGATGTGGCTAATGATTATGCAGAGGCTACACCTATCAAAGAATCAGAGGTTATATCTTATTCATTCAAAAAGACTAAGCCTGAACAAATACATAAAAGAGTAGATGTCCAATACAAAAAAGACTATGCCCAAGATTCATTCTTAAAGAGAACTGATGTTTTAGTTACAGGAGAAGACACAGGAGTT